CCTCAAGCCAGGATGTGTCGCCACTTTCGCACCAAACGGTGTCACCACCGAAGTCAAATCCGTCGAGATGCATCACGAAGCCCTCGACTAGGCTATTCCAGGTGACAACGTTGGATTCAATGTCAAGAACATCTCCGTCAAGGATATCCGTCGTGGACATGTTGCTTCCAACAGCAAAGAAGACCCAGCCAAGGAAACCAAATCCTTCACAGCTTAGGTCATTGTCCTCAACCATCCAGGTGAGATCCGCAACAAGTACACCCCAGTACTCGATTGCCACACTGCTCATATTGCATGCAAATTCGAGCAAATCCAAAAGAAGATCGACAAACGTTCTGGACAAGTTCTTGAAGAGAACCCAGTCTTCATCAAATCCGGAGATGCCGCTATCGTAACACTTGAGCCAACTCGCCCAATGTGCGTTGAGGCATTCACTGAATACCCACCACTTGGACGCTTCGCCGTACGTGATATGAGACAAACTGTCGCTGTCGGTGTCATCAAGGCCGTCACCAAATCCGATGAAGCTGGAAAAGTCTCCAAGTCCGCCCAAAAGGCATCCGGAGGAAAGAAGGGCGATAAGTTAGGACTTCACTTGACCGCTAGGAATAGATTAGCCGAGTAGCAATCGTAAATTGTAAGAAAACCCGTGAGGATAACTTTCTGAAACTTTTAATAACTTAACATAAACACAGAAGGAGAGAAACTATGAGTTCTCAAATTACGACTGCGTTTGTCGAACAATATTCGGCTAACGTACAAATGTTGAGCCAACAAATGGGCTCACAACTTCGTAGTGCTGTTGATGTTGAAACAATCACAGGAAAAAATGCATTTTTCGAGCAAATCGGTTCTGTAGCTGCACAGCTTAAAACCACTCGTCATGCTGACACTCCACAGATTGATACACCTCATGCACGAAGAAGGGTAAGTATAGAAGATTATGTTTTTGCTGATCTTATCGATGATGTCGATAAAGTACGCATGCTCATTGATCCAACATCTAGCTACGCAAAAGCTGCGGCAGCTGCGATGAATAGATCAATGGATGATGTAATCATCTCTGCTCTTGGTGGAACTGCTTTCACTGGCACAACTGGTAGTACATCTACTGCGTTGCCGTCAGCAAGTAAGTTTGCAACAAGCAACCAATCTGATGGTCTTACAATTGCCAAGCTTCTAGCGGCTAAGAAACGCTTTGACTTGCAAGACGTAGATCCGTCAATCCCTAGATACATTGTCTGTGGACCACAACAAATCTCTGATTTATTGGGTACTACAGAAATCAAATCTAGTGATTTCAATACCGTCAAAGCTTTAGCTCAAGGACAAGTGGATTCATTCTTAGGATTTAAATTCATTACGTCTAACAGACTAAAATTTGATGCAACCAACACCGATGACAGGCTGACTTTTGCCTTTACTCAAGACGCTGTTAAATTAGCAATTGGTAAAGATGTACAGTCAAAAATAGATGAGCGTTCTGATAAGAATTACAGCACTCAAGTTTATTACTGCATGTCACTTGGAGCAACTCGGATGGAAGAAGAAAAAGTATTTCAAATTCCATGCCACGAAGCATAGAAAGGAAGGTAAATTATGGGTACTAAGAATTCTGATTTAGTAGCTAACTTTGAATCTGTACCACAGGTTCGAAACAGTGCTGCCCTTCTACATGGCGTGGTTCGTGTAGCACAAGGCACAATAGCACTTGGTACTGGGGATAGTGATGACAATGATGTTGTTATGCTAGCACCAATTCCAAGCAACGCTGTTGTATCTCAACTATTTATTGGTTCAGATACATTAGGCGGATCGTGTACATTCAATGTTGGAATTTACACATCTGATGGTGCGGTAAAAGACGAAGATGTATTTGCAAGTTTAGTAGCTGATGCTGCTGCAATGGCAGATGTTCGTTTTGAAGCTGCAAACATCAATACAGCTGGGCAGAAAATGCACGAGCTGGCTGGAGACACTGTTGATCCAGGTGGTTATTACTATATTGCTGCGACTATGGCAGCAGATGGTCAAACTGCTGGTGATATGTCTTTCAACATTTTATATGTTGTTAACTAAGCACTAAAACATTTAAGGGCAGTCGTTATGCGGCTGTCCTTAATTTAATTAATTATTTAA